CCGGATGGGGATTGGCGGACCTGGGTCATCATGGGGGGACGCGGTGCAGGGAAGACCCGCGCAGGTGCTGAATGGGTTCGGTCAATGGTGGAGGGGTCGCGTCCGCGCGACCCCGGTCAAGCCAAGCGGGTCGGGTTGATTGGCGAGACGATGGAACAGGCCCGCGAGGTAATGGTGTTTGGGGAGAGTGGGATTTTAGCTTGTTCGCCGCCTGATCGTTGCCCGAAATGGGTTTCAGGCCGTCAAATGTTGGTCTGGCCAAACGGTGCAGAGGCACGGTTATATTCGGCGTTTGACCCCGAGCGGTTACGTGGCCCCCAATTTGATGCGGTTTGGGCCGATGAACTGGCGAAATGGCCAAAGGCGCAAGAAACATGGGATATGATGCAGTTTGCATTGCGATTGGGGAATAATCCGCGTGCTTGTGTCACGACGACGCCTCGAAATGTTGGAGTTTTGAAAGCCCTGTTGGAGAGATCCAGTACGGTGATGACCCATGCGCCGACCGAGGCCAATCGTGCTTATTTGGCCGAAGGTTTTTTGGAAGAAGTACGCGAACGTTATGCGGGCACATCATTGGCACGCCAAGAATTGGACGGGGTGTTGTTGACCGATGTTGATGGGGCTTTGTGGTCAACCGCGCGGTTAGAGGCCAGTCATGTGAAACAGATCCCAGAATTGGACCGCATTGTTGTGGCTGTTGACCCGCCTGCAGGGGCTTCGGCAACGTCGGATGCCTGTGGGATCGTAGTGGCTGGCATTGTGATGCAGGGGCCCGTTGCCGACTGGAAGGTTTATGTTTTGGAAGACGCCAGTGTGACGGGGGAAAGCCCAAATGGATGGGCCGCTGCCGCCATTGCTGCCATGGACCGTCATGGGGCAGATCGTTTGGTCGCAGAGGTCAATCAAGGTGGCGCAATGGTTGAAACGATCGTGCGATCGATTGATCCGGCAGTGCCGTATCGTGCGGTTCACGCGACCCGTGGGAAGGCGGCGCGGGCAGAACCCGTGGCGGCGCTGTATGAACAGGGGCGTGTGCATCATGGGTTTGGGTTGGATCAGTTGGAAGATGAGATGCGCATGATGAGTACCCAAGGTTTCGAAGGGCAGGGGTCACCTGACCGTGTCGATGCCTTGGTTTGGGCGTTGACTGATTTGTTTTTAGAGCCTGCCAAACATTGGCGTGCACCACGTGTGCGTGGACTTTAGCCCCGTTTTTATTTGGTTTTCTGGGTGTTGCGCGGGTCGCGGTCGGTGCCTTTTCTGGTTCGAAACCTTTCTAGACGAAATTCTATCTTGTCGCAGCGAGTGCCGCGATAACAGCGCGACCCAAGGGGGATTTGGATGTTTGATTTTCTAAAACGATCTGATGCAGGGCAAATGAATGTGCCTGAAGTAAAGGCATCGGCAACGGGTAAAATTGCAGCACTTGGGTCTGTGGGCCGTTCGGTTTGGGGCGCACGGGATGCTGCGTCTTTGACCCGCATTGGGTTTACGACGAACCCGATTGGATTTCGTGCGGTTAAGATGATTGCAGAGGCTGCTGCGGCGTTGCCATTGGTTTTGCAGGATGTCGAACGTCGTTATGAAACGCATCCGGTGTTGGAGTTGATACAGCGTCCGAATGCAGCGCAAGGCCGTGCTGAGTTGCTTGAGGCGTTGTTTGGGCAAGTGTTGTTGACGGGCAATGGCTATGTTGAAGCCGTTGGCACCGAGGCCGGTTTGGTTGAATTGCATGTGTTGCGGTCTGACCGGATGTCGATTGTGCCCGGGGCCGATGGGTGGCCGGTTGCCTATGATTACACTGTGGGGGGGCGAAAGCATCGGTTCGCTGTGGGCGATGGTCCTTCACCGATTTGCCACATCAAATCATTCCACCCGCAAGATGACCATTATGGGCTGAGCGCGATGCAGGCCGCCGCTACGGCGTTGGATGTGCATAATGCGGCATCGCGGTGGTCTAAGGCATTGCTGGATAACGCGGCGCGTCCGTCTGGGGCCATTGTTTACAAAGGTGCCGATAGTCAGGCGCAGTTAAGCAACGATCAATATGATCGTCTGTTGCACGAAATGGAGACCCAACATCAGGGCGCAAAGAATGCGGGTCGTCCGATGTTATTAGAAGGTGGTTTAGATTGGAAACCGATGGGGGTTCAGCCCGTCTGATATGGAGTTCCAGAAAACCAAAGAAGCGGCTGCGCGAGAGATCGCGATCGCATTTGGTGTACCACCGATGTTGTTGGGTATTCCAGGCGATGCGACTTATGCAAACTATCAAGAAGCCAATCGTGCGTTTTTCCGCCTGACGGTGTTGCCACTGGTGACGCGGGTGGCCAGCGCGTTGTCGGATTGGTTGGGGGATTTCAGCGCCGAAGACTTTGTGTTGAAACCTGATTTGGACCAGATTCCTGCTTTGTCGACAGAGCGGGACGCCCAGTGGAAACGTGTTGGCGAGGCCGAGTTTCTGACGGATGCTGAAAAACGCAACCTGCTTGGACTGCCTGCCTTGGAGGTGGGTGATGGGTGATATGCGCGAGACCTTCGAATGTGCGCCCTCCTTAAAGATTGAAGCCCACGAAAGATTGGCGGCGCTGCAGTTTTCGCAACTGAACACTCAACTGTCCAAGATTGAAGCCATGATGGAGCGGCTGGAACGCCGCCTTTGGTTGACAGTTTACGGCGTGGTTGGGGTGATTTTGGCGCAAGCGTTTGAATCAATCCTGACGGCCACGCCCTGAAGAGACCCCAAAAGGAGAATAAGATGACGTTGGAACATAAATTCATAGCCCTTGGGGATGCCAAGCCAGTGGAAAACGGGGTTGAGATCAGCGGTTATGCGTCCTTGTTTGGCAAAGCTGATCAAGGTGGCGATGTGGTCGGCAAAGGGGCTTATGCAAAATCGCTGACATCGCTGTCTGCTAGGGGCAATTCTGTAAAGATGTTGTGGCAACACGACCCAAACCAGCCAATTGGCGTTTGGGATGAGGTTCGTGAGGATGACACCGGCCTTTGGGTTAAGGGCCGCATTCTGAAAGACGTCGAAAAGGGCCGCGAGGCTGCTGCATTGATCGAAGCAGGAGCGATTGATGGATTGTCCATAGGCTATCGCACGGTACGGGCCATGAAGAATGACGCGGGCGGACGCCTGCTGTCTGAGCTGGAGTTGTGGGAAGTGTCGCTTGTGACCTTTCCTATGCTTCCTGATGCGCGGGTGGGGGCAAAGGGCGATAGCCCAGTTGAAACTGTCCTGCGCGAATTGGCGGGGGTGTTTGATAATGCTCGCGCCGTGTTGGGTCGTACTTAAGGGCCTACGTTTCACTGTAACGATCTGAAGGATCTTCATCATGACGATACCCGAGTGCAAGGCTCGGGCCGGGGAAGCTGTGTCTGAACAGACAAGCCCGGCCAGCGAACTCAAGACCGCGATGGCGGGCTTTGTTAGCGATTTCAAAAATTTCACCACCGATATTCAAACCAAGTTGCAACAGCAGGATGACCGCATGACCAAACTTGACCGTAAATCACTCACCATGGGCGCGCGCCCTGCATTGGCCGCCGCAGCATCTGTTGAGGCACCACATCAAAAGGCGTTTGAAGACTATCTGCGTTCAGGTGACGAAGACGCGTTGCGCGGCCTAGAGATGGAGGGCAAATCATTGTCTTCTGTTGTGGCGGCGGATGGTGGGTATTTGGTTGATCCACAGACATCTGAAACGGTTCAATCTGTTTTAGCCGCCACCGCGTCTGTGCGTGCTATTGCAAACGTCGTAAACGTTGAGGCCACATCATATGATGTGCTGATTGACCACACGGAATTGGGTGCGGGTTGGGCCACGGAAACGGACGCAACCGTCGAAACAAGCACGCCATCTATCGACCGTATCACTATTCCACTTCATGAGCTTTCGGCACGGCCAAAGGCGTCTCAGCGTTTGTTGGATGACAGTGCGTTCAATATTGATGAATGGCTTGCTGGCCGTATTGCCGACAAATTTGCGCGTTCTGAAGCGGCTGCATTTGTGAATGGGGACGGTATTGATAAGCCGACTGGTTTCTTGACAACCCCGTCCGTGGACAATGATGTTTGGGTTTGGGGTAACCTCGGTTACGTCGTGACGGGGGCATCTGGGGCGTTTGATGGTGCCGATGCGCTGATCGATTTGGTCTATGCACTGGGTGCGGAATATCGTGCCAATGGTACGTTTGTGATGAATTCCAAAACCGCTGGTGCTGTGCGCAAGTTGAAAGACAATGACGGCCGGTTCTTGTGGTCCGATGGATTGACGGCTGGGGAACCTGCGCGGCTGCTCGGTTACCCAGTGTTAATCGCTGAAGACATGCCAGACATTGCGGCCGACGCGACAGCGATTGCATTCGGTGATTTCAGTGCTGGTTATACGGTTGCTGAACGTCCTGATCTGCGCGTGTTGCGCGACCCGTTTAGCGCAAAACCACATGTTCTGTTTTATGCGACGAAACGTGTGGGTGGTGCGGTGTCTGATTACTCTGCGATCAAACTGCTGAAATTCGGCACTGCATAAGCAGTGCTGATCGGAGCGGTGCGGCCCTAATCGGCCGCGCCTCATCCGGGCGCGTGCGGAACGCGAGTTTACCCTCGCGTTGTCCAGCTGCTTCCTTCCGTCCGAGCAATGCGAGGGGCACGCGTCCGGGACCAATTAGGTGGGCGGACCAGAATGAGACCGTTTTCGGAGTTGATCCATGATGTTGATTGAAGAAACCACGGTGGGCGTCGAAGCATTGCCTTTGGCCGTGTTTAAAGAGCACCTGCGCCTTGGAACAGGCTTTGCCGACGACGGTTTGCAAGACGGGCTGCTTGAGAGCTTTTTGCGGTCTGCCTTGGCGGCGATTGAAGCACGCACAGGTAAGGCGTTGATCGAACGCAGCTTTAGCTGGACGGTGGCGCGTTGGCGTGGGGTGGATGAACAAGTGCTGCCAATAGCGCCGGTAAGCGCGGTTGTCGCCGTAACCATGGTTGATCGCAGCGGTACAGAGACGTTGGTGGACAGTGAAAGTTATGTGCTGCGCCCTGACATGCAACGCCCCGTACTTGTCGCCACTAGCGGCACCTTGCGAACTATCCCAACGGCGGGAACCGCGAAAATCGAGATGTTGGCCGGGTTTGGCCCTGATTGGAGCGATTTACCCGCAGATTTGGCACAGGCCGTTATGTTGCTGGCGGCACATTACTATGAGTATCGCCATGAGGTGCAATATGACGGGGGCTGCATGCCATTCGGTGTGAGTGCCTTGATTGAACGGTACCGTACATTGCGTCTTTCGGGTGGGGGTGTTGCGTGATGGCGTATCGTTTAAACCGCCAGTTGGTTTTGGAAACACCCGAACGCGCTGCAGATGGGGCCGGTGGGTTCAACAGGGGGTGGACACCACTTGGCACGTTGTGGGCCAAGGTGGTTGCTGGCACGGGCCGTGAGGCGGCAGGGGCGGCTGCGCCGTTAAGTCGTGTCGGTTTTAAGATATTTGTACGTGGTGCGCCGGTTGGGGCAGATGCACGCCCGAAAGCAGATCAGCGCTTTGTCGAGGGTGAACGTATTTTTCGCATTCTTTCGGTCGCGGAAGACGATGCAGACGCAAGGTTTTTGGTCTGCACAGCACAAGAGGAGACAGTCGCATGAGTTATGCTGTTTCTGCTGCATTGCAGGTCGCTGTTTACCAAACCTTATCCGCTGACGCGACTTTGACAGGTTTGGTTGGCACCAACATTTATGATGCAATTCCAACGGGTACTTTACCCTCGCTTTACGTGACATTGGGTCCGGAAAATGTGCGCGACCGATCTGACAAGACAGGTGCGGGTGCGCGGCATGAATTCGTTGTTTCCGTGGTCACTGACACGGAAGGGTTCGCATCCGCAAAGGACGCGGCGGGGGCCGTCTCCGACGCATTGGTGGATGCAAACCTAACATT